TTCAATGTAGCCACCCCGATGGGAGGTGTCGCATGAGTACGGTGCAGAACCTTGCGGGAGATTCCGCCAACATCGGCAAGGGCACAGACCCGGCCAGCTATCACCTGCTGGCCAACACCGGAACGGTTGGACCCCTCTTCACCCTGAACGGCCAGACGGCAATTCAGAATGGTACAATCTGTGACTTTGGGTCTTCGAAGAAGACCATCTCTTGGCAGGTTGTGCCGACTGGTGCAATCACGGCGGGAGCTGTCACTCTTCAGATCTCCTCGGACGGTAACACCTGGTTCACTGTCCCTGTTGCCAGCGCACAGACCCCGGCGGATGGGCTGATCACTCTTGGTCCGACCGCTGCGGCTAACCCGACGACCCTCGCCACGGGCACTCAGCAGTTGATGTGTACCAACATTGCTGTGGCTATTCGATATGCCCGAGCTAACATCTCGACCACCATCACTGGCGCAGGTGCTGGCGTCATCGTCCAGATCTCTGCCTGCTAAGGAGTCTGATGTCTCTCAACCAAGTCACGTTCCTTGACCTACAGAACAGGGTCAAGCAGCTCCTCTACGGTATCACGTGGGACCAGGAGCAGTACACCTACACGACCGCACCGGTCGGTCTCACCGACACGGTGATCTCGGTCAACGACGCAACTCAGGTGAGTCGTGGCTTGGTTGAGATCGACTCCGAACTGATGAACGTCCAGTCGTTCAACCCCACAACCAACCAGATCACCATCTTCCCGTTCGGTCGAGGGTTCTACGGTTCGACGGCTGCCACTCATCTGGCCAATGCCTCTGTCATCAACAACTCCAAGTTCCCCAAGATCCGGGTGATGGAGTCAATCAACGACATCATCAACGAGGTCTATCCGACCTTGTTCGCCATCACCACTTCGGAGTTCCCGAAGATCGCGGTCCAGTACAACTATCCACTGCCTTCGACAGTGGATGAGATCCTTCAGGTGAACTACCAGGTGATCGGCCCGTCCCTGACGTGGCCCTCTATGCGCCGCTGGCGCTTCGACCCCAACGCCTCACCTGGCACCTTCCCTGGCGGGAAGTCCGTGAACCTCCAGGAAGAGGTCACACCTGGTCGGCTCATCCGGGTAACCTGCATCTCCCAGCCGCAACCCCTCACCAACGACACGGACGTGTTCGCCACGGTCTCCGGTCTGCCGGAGACGGCCAAGGACTGCATTGTCTACGGTGCTGCTGCAAAGCTCATGGTGGCCTACGACGCCGCGCGTCTCCAGATGGACAGCGTGGAAGCAGCTGAGCGGTCTGCGATGACGCAGCCCACCAGTGCCTCGAACACCAGTAAGTACTTCATGGCCATTTATCAGGAGCGACTGGACCTTGAGGGTAAGAAGCTCCGTGACCGCTACCCGACCTACGGCACTCAGATCAGCTAGGAGGCTGACATGGCTGGTCCTGGACAGGCCCGGTTCTATAGCAGCACGTTTGTACAGACTTCCCTTGCAGCGGGCATTGGCCCGGCCACTACCTCGTTCAACGTAGGCACGACCACTGGTGCGCCTGGCACCCCGTTCGAGATCTCGGTCGATCAGAACACCGCGTCCGAAGAGCTGATGCTGGTGACCAACGTCTCCGGGCTCACCTATACGGTGACCCGTGCACAGGGTGGCACGGCCGCCATGTCGCACTCCAACGGTGCTCCCGTTGTGCACGTCATGTACGCGCAGGACTTGACCGATGCCTCGGCCCACATTGGTGCCTTCGACAACGTACACGGCCTCTCTGTGGGCTCGCTGGTGGTCGGCACGACCGACACCCAGACCCTCACGAACAAGACGCTTACAAGCCCTGTCATCAACACGCCGACGATCACCACGCCGACCATCTCTGGGACGAGCACGACCGGTCCCATAACGTCCTCCGGGTTGGTCAAGGGTACCGACTTCCAGGCCACCGGCCTGACTGGTGCCACAGCGGCTTCTCGGTACGTGGGTGCCACCTCGGGTGGCGCACCTGTGTCCGGGTCATTCCTCATGGGTGACTTCGTTGTCGATACCGTCAACAACACCTTCCTGGTGTGTAACACTGCTGGTAGTCCCGGTTCGTGGAACACCATTGTCAACCGATCGAACTCCGAGACGCTGACCAACAAGACGCTGACCTCTCCGGTCATCAACGGTTCGGTCACGGGTAACGCCAGCGTCTCGCTGTCCAACTTCATTGTGGCCAACGAGTTCATCGCCAACGGCATCACTGGTGCTGCCGCAGCGTCCACCTACGCGGGAGGCACCGCAAGCGGTGCTCCCACAACGGGTGCGCACACGCTCGGTGAGTTCGTCATCGACCAGACCGGTAAGATCTGGATCTGCACCTCGGCTGGCACCCCGGGAACCTGGGCTCCTGTGGGAGGCATCGGCCTCCCCACCGCACCTATCTCCACGGCTGCCAACGGCACGGCCACCTCCGGCACTACGGACACTATCGACACGGTGCTGGGCAACTACCAGTTCACGGCCATTGCTGGCCGCAGGTACCGGGTGACGCTGGCCAACCTGGTGTGCAACAGCGACACTGCGAACGTCGCGTACTCGCTCCGTGTCCGCGACTCTGGAAGCGCGGCGACCCCTACGACTGCAAGCACCGCCGTGATTGACACGGCGTGGCAGGACAACGTGGGTACAGGTAGCTCCGGACGAGACATGCTCACCCTGACGGACACCTTCATCGCGGGAGCTGGTGGTACCCACACGCTGGCGTTCTTCGCCCAACGGCCTGGCGCCTCCGGCATTTTCACCCCGATTTCCCCCGCGTCTGTCGCGGGAACGGGCTCTCGAAAGCTCTGGGTCGAAGACCTGGGAACTGTCTAAGGAGATCTCATGGCGACAGCCATTCCCGGGCCTCTCATTGTAAACCCCCTCTCCGGAGGGGCTTTCAACGGCCCGCCTCGCCTTGGTGGCGAGACCAGCTCTGCTACCTCCACATTCACCCGATCTGATGTGAACTACGACTACGCCATCGCGGGGATCCCCTTCCTGTCTGGCGTGTCGAACCGTAACAGCTACTTCCGTCGCCGGTACACCCGCGACTTGCAGCAGATCACCAAGGCCCAGTTCGACAACGGGCAGGCTGTGGGTGAACAGTCCTTCAATGGGTGGTGGCTCCGGAGTGGCATGTCGTTCCATGGTGGTGCTGGTGTCCTCTACAGCGACACCGGCCAGGACCCGTCTCTGGGTATCCGGTTCCTCGACAGCTACGGGGTCAACCCGTGGACTATCAACCAGCTTACGCTGCTGAACACCACGAACCAGGCGCTATCCAGCGCCAATGCCAACCTCAAGATCCGAGGCATCCACGTAGGAGTCACGGACTATCTGTTGTGCGCTGATGGCACCAACCTGAAGAGGCTCACCGGCACGGGAACCAGCCTCACCTACACGGTCACGGGGATGACGGGAACCATCTCGTCCATCACGGATGACGGTTCCAACTACTACGTGGCCACGCCGAGCGGCGTGTACTCCGGTCCGCTGGACAACTCCGTTGCTGGAACTCTCTACTACACCACCAACGGGTCGAGCAACGTCACCTTGGCCTACGTGAAGGGTCGCCTCGTGGCGACCCAGGACAACCACGTGTACATCGGCCAGGCAAGCGGAACCACTCTAAACCCTGCGTCCTCCACCTTCCACCACACCAACACATCGTGGGTGTGGATCTCTATTGACGACGGCCCCACCGCGATATACTTCGCAGGGTTCGCTGGGGCCTTGTCCCAGATCTGGTACGCCACTGTTGACACCACAGGTGCTGTGCCTGGTATCGTCGCCGGTGTCATCGCGGCAGAGATGCCGCGTGGTGAGATCATCAACCAGATCTACGGGTACTTGGAGACCTTTGTAGGTATTGCAACTAACAAGGGTTTCCGTGTGGGGCAGTTCACCACCAACGGGCTCACCTACGGACAGCTCCTGTGGTCGACTGACCCAGCCCTGCCAGGTGGCAGTAACGCCATTGCGGCGTTCGACAGGTTCTTCCTGGTTGGCACCAACAACACCATCAACGGGTCCTCTGGCCTGGTGCGGGTGGACCTCGGTACAACCACCACAGGATCGGCGCCTAACTCCAGCTTCGCTTATGCGAAGGACATCTCGTCCCACCTCCAAGGCTCTGTAAGCGGAGCTGCCACGCTGGGGAACTCTCAGCTGGCGGCTGTAGCTATCGCCAGCGTCGGCGTGTTCGTGCAGGACCCGACTAACCTGGAAACCTCCGGGCAGTTCATCACCTCACGAATTCGATACAATACGACAGAGCCGAAGCTATTCAAATACCTGTCCCTTCGGTGCCCTCCGGTATTCACCGGGTCAATTGCAGTCGCAGTTACCGACCCGACAGGTGCCACGAACACAATTACCACTGTGGATCAGAACACTTTCTCCCTCAGTAACATTGGACTTAGATATCCACTGACTGCACAAGAATGGATATCTTTGACCTTCACCTTGCAGCAGGGAACCACTACAACCGGTCCCACGCTGAATACCTGGCAGGTGAAGGGATACCCGGGAACCACACGTCAGCGGCTCATTACTGTGCCGCTTCTGTTGTTCGACTTCGAGAAGGACAAGTTCGGACAACGCTCAGGTCAAAGGGGTGCTGCTTGGCCTATCCTGGAACAGTTCGAGCAGCTTGCGACCACAGGTGATGTAGTCTTGTACCAGGATTTGAGCACCGGAGAGAACCTTCTGGTAATCATCAATGACTACGAGATGGAAGTATTATCCCCGCCTCAACCACAGCAGGAAGGAATAGGCGGGTACTTGACCGTATCCCTCTTGACCATAGTATAGGACTGATATGGAAGCAATACCTACGTGGGGGCTATTCTTTCTAGGAGCGATAACCGCCCTTGTCACCGTAATAGCAGGGAAGTATTCCAGCAAATTGTTCGCCGGTAAGGGCATTAAGGACATTGTTGATAGTGCCAATGCCATCATCGAGATGTACGAGAAGCACGTAGGTGCCTTGGAGCTGGAGGTGACACAGCTCAAGACCCAGATCAGTAAGTTGGAGGAGAAGCTGGACCAGACGCTCCAGCACAACGAGGCCCTACAGAAGCTCCTGCTGGCCTCCCCTGCGGTCACCCTGCCGGAGGTGGGGAAGTGAGCCGGTTCCGCTCTGAGAGCCGCTTCATGGACCCCCACAGGCCTGCCAAGAGCCAGGCCCGTCCCATCACCTACTTCTACCAGGGGATGCCTACCGCCGAATCGGCGGAGTCTGCCGCCAAGGAAGGCAGCTTCAACTTCACACTGGACCACGAGGAGCAGTTGCTCGGCCTGGTGGCCATGCACCGAGAAGGTGCATTCCAGCACGGCTTCCGCAGAAGCGGACCCGAGATCGGAGAAGGGAACAAGGTAAACGGATGAGGGAACTCGATGCAATCTCGTTCCCGACCACGATTTCAACCGGAGGTGAAATCGCGTGACTCGGAAGATGTACGACGCGATCAACGCCAGTGCTGTACCGACTGACGGAGATCTCTACGCAGGCTATGACGACGGCAACTGGCCGAGCGCCAGTGCCCTCGCTACCAGGTTCCCTGGCAAGACCGTGGTGCACATCACAGTGAACCCGAACGACAACCAAGGCGTGGTGGGTGACGGTCCTCCAGACAACGGCGCTTGGGATGAGTGGGTTAACTGGGTGCTGAAGCGCCGGGCAGCCGGTGTTGACCCCACGGTGTACACCAACAAGTCCAGCTGGATTGCTGGTGTAGCTGCCTTCAAGGCAGCTGGTGT